GCACGTTGACCGCGGCGCAGGAACTCGGCTGGACAGAAATCCAGATCGTGCGGACCGAACTCGTGGGCGTTGAGGCCACGGCGTTCGCCATCGCCGACAACCGCACGGCGGAGCTGGCGGAGTGGGAGGATACCCTTGACGGCGTTCTCAAATCGCTTCTTGACGCAGGCCAAGACCTTGAGGACTTAGGATTTACCGAGCAGGAGCTGGCAAAGATTTCATCCGATCTTGTCGGGGATTCCGAGATCGATGCCGAGCCGCAGATCGACAAGGCTGACGAGTTGCGAGCAAAGTGGGGTGTTGAGCCGGGCCAACTCTGGGAATTGGGCGAGCACCGGCTGCTTTGCGGCGATTCCTCAAAGCTAGATGATGCGCGTCGAGTGATGGGGGAGGGGCTTGCTGACATGGTAATTACAGACCCACCTTACGGCGTTGCTTACGTCGGCAAAACCAAGGACGCGCTCAAGGTCGAGAACGACGACGTGGACGAGGAAACCTTAGCGAAGATGTGCGCGCAATGGTTTGACGCAGCAGATGGCGTTTCTCGCGCCGGGGCTTATTGGATTGCAACGGTCCCGGCGGGACCGTTGCACGGGGTCTTCTTCAACGACTGGAAGGCGCGTGGATACCTCCGGCAGGTATTGGTATGGAACAAGGATTCAATGGTCATGGGGCATTCCGAGTATCATTACAAACATGAGCCGATTCTTTTTGGATGGAAACCCGGCGACCGGCTGAAGAACAGCAACCGCACAAGGACAACGGTCTGGGACTTCAACAGACCAAAAGCCTCGCGAGAGCATCCGACTATGAAGCCGGTCGAGATGTGGGTTTTCGCAATCGGCAATCACACGAAATCAGACGACGTGGTTTACGAACCATTCAGCGGAAGTGGCACAACCATCATCGCATGCGAGCAGCTTGGTCGCAAAGCGCGAGCGATTGAAATCAGTCCGAACTACGTCGCGGTCGCGCTGCAGCGCTGGTCCGACGCAACCGGAAAGGCTCCAAAGAAGTTGTGAGCGACGCCGCGCAATCACCGAGCGAAATCCTCGCGCGCCGCAACGTCCAAAACATCGCGGTCAAGCTTAAGGCCGGCAAGACGCTGACGACCTCGGAGCGCAAGGCGCTCAACGAGTTTCAAGCCGAGCAGACCGGCGGCTGGGTCAAAGACCTAAGCGCGCTGGCGAAGGAGCTGGGGATGTCGCGGCAGGGAATTTACGACGTTCGCAACCGCTTCCCAGACGCGCCGAAGAAACATGAGGACGGCAAGCGCGAGAACCTGACCGCGTGGCAAGCGTTCTGCGCCGAGCACTTAATCGGCAGGGACACGGCGACAAAGAATCTCGCCGACCTCAAAGCCGAACTCATGCGCGAGCAAATCCGCCTCGCCCGGTCGAAGAACGAGCGCGAGGCCGGCGACGTGATTGACCGCGAAGTGGTCGAAGCGATGCTCGTGACGCTCGGCCAAAAGCTGGACCTGCTGCTGCGGCTCAAGCTGACGATTGAACTCGGACCGCGCGGCGTCGGCATGAACGCGGCGGAGTTGAACGTCGAGGGCGCCGCGATCTTGTCGGAGATCCGCGAGGTCGTGAACGCGAACATTGCGACCTTCGAGGCAGAGGCGCTGGACCGCTCGAGGGAGTGACCCATGATCCGCGTCCAAGTCATCTGCTTTTTTTACAACGAGGAAACGCTCTCGCGCCTATTCGTGCAGCACTACGCATGGGCCGACGAGATCCTCGCTGTCGTCTCGCGGTCAACGGACCGCACGCGGGAAGTGCTCGAAGCGGCGGACAACGTCCGCGTGCTAGACTTCGAGTTTCCAGCCGGCATGGACGACCGCATCAAGGCCGACAAGGTCAACGCTCTACTCGCCGAACCAACGCCGTTCGACTGGAAGATTGTTGTGGACGCCGACGAGTTCATCTGGCCGTGGAACAACGCTAGGCCGCAGAGCTACCTTGCGAGCGTTCCGAGTAACGTCACGGCGGTCGAAGCTCGGATGCGAAACGTCTTTCGCCATCACTCCGAGACCGACCTTGATCTTGATCGTGAGCCGGTGCCGCAGCGCACGCACGGCGATCCAGACTATCGCTCGCTCGAAAATCGCGGCTACCAGAAGCCGATCGTGATTCGATCCGGTCACGGTATTCGCCTCGACCTCGGCAATCATCGGCAGAGCGGCGGGACGTTTGACCATGCGCTCTGGTTCGCCGGCACGCACTGGGCGAACGCCGACCCGTCGTTTGCGGTCATTCGCCGGACGCGGGATCGTCGCGACCGGCAAAGCGCGGAGAACCTCGCCGGGGGATGCGGCGTGCAGAATCACCGAATCAGCGAGGACGACGTGCTCCGGCTCTGCGAGGCTCGGAGCGATTGTCCGAAGATTGTTGGGATTGTTTGAAATAGTGCTTGCAAACAATCAAATGCTTCCCATGATGTCGGGCATGAACTCAACCAAAGCCAAGAAATTCTGGAGTAAGAAAGCCGTCATCGCCGCCGTCGAAGAGTGCCAAGACTCAGGTTGGCGCGCCGGCATCCTCGGCACTCGCGCCCCCTTCCTCGTCCAAGCCACCAGCACGGGCAACGGCTACCGCATCACATACGACCTTCACACAGACGGGAAATTCTACGAATACAGCCGCAAGGAGGTGGCGGCGTGAGCGCACTGCGCCTTGAGGCGCGCGACATTTGGGAGCACCACGCCGACGGGTCGCGCGCCTGCGTGACGCGCGTGCAAGTGCTCATGCGCGGGGCCAAGATCGTGGACCGCGAAATCGTGCCAGCATACGTCACTGCCGCAAAAGCGATGGGCGGAGACCTCAGTGGATGGAAATCAAAATTTGCGGGAATCAAGGAGGTGTGGAAATGACCCCCGGCGGCAAACGCCCCGGCGCAGGCCGCAAGCCGCTTTCGCCTGACCAGCGCCCCGTCGCCGTGACGGTGCGCCTCCGTCCTGAAGTCGCAGCGCTGTTCCGTGATTTATGCAAACGGGCGGGCGTGAGCCAGTCGTTTGCGTTGACGGCATGGATCAAGGAATGGTGGTAACGCTTTGACCGCCTCCGACCTCCTTTGCGCTACCCTGCGCCTTCCGCAGCCCGACCTCTCGCCGATTTACGAGTGGGCGCGCAAGCACATCATCTTGCCCGAGTCATACGCGACGCCAGGACCGTTCAACGTGAAGATTTCGCCGTGGCTGATTCCGATCTTCGACGCGCTACAAAACCCGCTCGTCCGCCGCGTGCATTTCCGCAAGGCCGTGCAAATCGGCGGCACGCTCGTGGCTGACATCTGGGTGCCGTGGCTGATTTGCAACGACGCCGGACCGATCAGCTGGACGATGCAGACCGACGAGATGATTGACCGGCACGCCAAGTCACGGCTCAACCCGATCTTCGAGAGCTGCAAGCCGGTGGCGGCGATGCTTCCGCGAGTCGGGCCGCACCGGACGACGACCGAGATTTACTTCGGCGGCTTCTTTTTTCTGCTCAACCCAGCCAACCTTTCGAGCCAGCAATCGCAGTCCATCCGCTACAAAATAAATGACGAGATTTGGCTGCCGAAGTGGCAGGAGGTTTACGGCCACGCCGTCGCCCGCGTCTCGCGCTTCGAGGAAGTCGGGCGCTCGAAGATTTACAACACGAGCCAAGCGCCGATTATGGACCTGGAGACCGGCAACGTGGAGGACACGAGCTTCCGCCAAGGCACGCAGCAGGAATGGAGCACCGAGTGCCCGGCGTGCCACAAGGTGCACCCGATCGCGTTCGCGCTGGACAAGAACGAGGAGACCGGGCTTCGCGGCGGCGTGGTCTGGGACGCAGCGGCGAAGCGCGATGACGAGACGTGGGACGTTGCGCGGGCGGTCGAGTCGTGCCGCTTCCGTTGCCCACATTGCGGCCACGAGTCACCGGACACCGACACGACGCGGACCGGCTGGAAGCGGGCCGGGCGGTTCGTTCCGCTGAACGCCGCGGCGCCGGCGGAGATCCAGAGTTTCCGAGTTGAGGCCGTTGTCAGCCGGCCGATGCGGCTGCTTGTAGAAGAATTCTGCGAGGCGGACAATCATTTCGTGCGCCAAGGTGACGACAAAATGAAGATTGAGTTTCGCACCAAGCGCGAGGCTCGGCCGTGGATCGTCGAGAAGAAGGTCGTCAACCTCTTCGTGCAGGCCAGCGACTACACCGTCGCCCAGTTCTCCAACGGCGAGGGCATCGACGGCGAAGTCATTCGCTTGATGGCCGTGGACCGCCAGCAGGACCACTGGTGGGTCGAGATCGGCGCTTTCAGCTCGGCGACCGGTCCGACCTATCGGCAGCTCTATTTCGGGCGCGTCGAGACGCGGGACCAACTCCGGCAGTTGCAGCACCGCTACAAGGTGCAGGACGCGTGCGTTGCCCAAGATCGCGGCTACCGGCCGGCCGACGTTGACCGCGATTGCGCGGACTTCGGCTGGCGCGGGATGCGAGGTTACGCTCGCAAGACTTGGACGATGCGAGACGAGGCAAGCGACAAGCTCATTAACTTCCCGTTCAGTGAGCCACGCGTGAGCGACTACCGGGGCGGCGACGTGTTTTATTACGATTGGTCCGGCGACTATTTCAAGGACCTGCTCGCGAACGCGCTCGAGGCCAAGGGCGATTTGAAATGGTTGCTGCCGAAGGACGTCAACCCGCTCTACCTCGAACACCTCAAAGGCGAGTCCAAGGTCGAGATTCGCACCGGCGTTTGGGAGTGGCGCGAGGTGAAGAGCAACGCGCCGAATCACGGTCTCGACACCTCGGCGATGCTGCTCTGCATGGCGACGATTGCGAACGTGATTCGCTACGCAGCGCCGAAGGACTAACGCCGGTTTGACGTTCCAAGCAGTGGTATGCTCGACAACCCATTTCTCGGACTGGACACCGCGACCCTGACGGCGCTTAAGACCAAGACGATTGACGCGATTCAGGCCGTGCTCCTTAACCAAAGTTACAGCCTGAACGGGAAGAGCGTGAGCCGGGCGGACCTGAACGCGCTGAACAACATGCTCGGCAACTTACAGGACGCATTGACCGACGCGGCCGGAGGGTCAACGGATACCACATTCGTCAGCTTTACCGGCAACTAATCACACATGAGCACCGACTTTTTCGACGCGTCAAAACTGGTCGCGCAAAAACCTTGGATCGATCGAGCGCTTGAGAACATCGCGCCGACATGGGCGCTCAAGCGTCTGGAGGCACGCGTCGCGAAGTCGCTTTTCGAGTATAACGCGGCGCGGACGAATCGGATGTATTCGCCGAAGCAATACACGCAGCCGGCCGAGAGTTCGCAGAATCAGCGGGACCGGGTGGTCATGATGTATGAGGCTCGCGACCTCGTGGACAACTTTCCCGAGGCGCGGGAAATCTCGCGCAAGTTCGGGCTTTACCTCACGCCGCACGAGTATTCCCCGACGACCGGGGACCGCGATTACAACCGCGTGATTGACGACTATTTCCACGCGTGGTGCAAAAACTGCGACGTGACGAACCGGCACAGCTTCAAGAAGCTCGTGCAGCTCGCAGCCGAGGAACGACCGATTGACGGCGATTGCGGCTTTGTAATTCGGCGCAGCGGCGAGGGACTCAAGCTGCAGCTCGTGCCGGCGACGCGCATCGGCAACCCGAACGAGTCAGCCGTCGCCTCAAACAATTACTTCCAAGGAATTATCACGAATGACTTCGGCCAGCCGGTCGCTTACCGCATTTTCCGAGTCACGCGTGACGGCGTTTATTTCGGAGCCGAGGACATCCCTGCGAATCAGTTCTGCCACTACTTCGATCCGTTCCGCGTTGATCAATATCGCGGCGTCACCGACCTGCACAGCGCGATTCAGACGGCGCGGATGCTGCACGAAATCTTGCAGGCGGAAAAGGCCGGCGTGCGCTTCTCGTCGCAGCAGGCGGCGCTAATCTTCAACGACCGAGGCGTCGCGAACCCGCGCAACCTTTTCCAGCCAAACCCTGCGGCGAACTTACCGAGCGGCCAGACGCAAAAGAACGAGCTGACCGAGGTCGGCATGATTCGCTATTTCCAGAACTCGGACCGCGTGGAAGTCATGCCGTCGAGGCCGTCGCAGGCGTTCACCGGATTTGTGCAGCACCTTATGCACGAAATCGCGCTGGGCGTGGGCGTTCCTGAGGGCGTGCTGTTCGGCACGCAGGACTACAAGGGACCGAGCGTGCGCGCAGAGTTCGCCGCAGCCGACCGAGTATTTACGAACAAGCAGGGCGTGCTGACCGACAAGGTTCTCGACCCGATCAAGGACGCCGTGATTCTCGACGCCATCGCACGCGGCGAGATTGCACCGCCTCCGCTTCTCGCGGGCGAGACTATGGTTCAGGCGCTGCGCCGGGCGACCAAGGGCGAGTGGCGCTTTCCAGCCAAGCTCTCAATCGACGTCGGCCGCGAGTCAGCGGCGAACATGAACGAGAACCGGCAGGGCGCAAAGTCGCTGCAAGAGATCGCGGCCGAGGAAGGCACGGACGCTTTCTCGCGGCTGGAGCAGATCGCAATCGAGGCCGGCTTCGTGAAGGAGTTGGCGGTCAAATACGGCGTGCCGGAGACGGCCATCCGGCTCACCACGACCTCACTCCCGAGCACGCCAGCGGCCGCAGCCGCAGCCGGCGACGCGGTGGGAGCGAGCGCAGCCGAGGCGCAGGCGGCGAGCGTCGCGGTTTCTGGGAGCGGCGTAGAATCAACGGACGATGCCGCTATTGCAGGCGTCGAATCCTTCCCGGGTGTGTCGCCCGAACTGGTGCCTCTCAACGGCGCGCAGATTGCTGCGGTGCTTTCCGTTCTCGAAAATTTACGCGCAGGCAATCTCACGTCGGAATCTGCCGAGACGCTTATGGTATCCGCAGGCATGGCAAAGGAATCTGCGAGCAAGGTAGCCGGTTCTGTTGCTGGACTACCGAAGCAGCCGACGAAGATTTCGGCCGCAGCGATGCACAAGCGAATCCAGCTTGCGCGCGCGCGCGCGTCTGCAAGCGAGGACTCAAACCTCGTCACGATCAACTTCGCCGACGGCTCCTATATTCCGACCGACGCGATGGCGGACAACGCACGGCGCGCGCTTGAGATCCGCGAGAAGAAGCCGATGTCACAGCGCGGCATGACGAGCGTCGGCATCGCCCGGGCGCGTGACCTCATGAACAAGCGGCCGATGTCCGAGGACACCGTGCGCCGCATGAAAGCCTTTTTCGACCGGCACGAAATCGACAAGCAGGGCGAGACCTGGGACGAGCAAGGCAAGGGATACCAGGCTTGGATGGGCTGGGGCGGCGACGAGGGCTATTCTTGGAGCACAGCCATCGTTGAGCGGCTCAACAAGCAGGCGGAGAAAAAAGACCTCTCGGTCGCGGCCGCAGAAGTGCAGCATCAGTTTGCGCGCAACACGCCGCTCGCAGCCGAGGACTGGCTGGACGCGGTGCAGAAATACCGGGCGAAGCAGATGACGACGATCCAAGAGACAAAGCAAAGCGTGACCGGCGACCAAAGCATCATCGAGCTGAGCAAACCGAAGCGCAAAAAATAATTCCCATGATCCACACCCAGACCGAAATCGATAACCTCGTTGAGTTGGCCATCATCCAGCGCGCCGAGCTAAAAAAGCTGGTGGAGTCGCTGCCGCAGTTGCGCGACCATTTGTCGTCCGAGATCGAGCGCAACCTCGAAGAGATCGAGCCGGCGATCCGCAGCGAGCTGGAGCAGCTCGTCATCGCCCGCGCACAGGACGCGCACGCGCAATCCAGCGCGGCGCTGACCGCGAAGGTTGACGAACTCGGGAAGGCTCTAGAAGTCACGACGGCGGCGCGCTACTCGGTGCTCATGGCCGAGCGCGAGCAGAACGCTACCTTGTTGGCGCAGGCCGAGGCACGGATCGCAGAAGCGGCGTCGGCTTTGCCGAGCGCAGTGAAGAGCATCGTGACCGACGAACTCTCGCGATTTCCGCGTGCCGGCGAGATCGATCAACTGCGCAAAGAATTTGCCGAGCCGAAGGGACTGAACCCGCGCGGCAAGTGGTCGCCCGACGAGACGTATCAGCGGCTGGACCTCGTGACGATCAACGGCGATTCATTCGTCTCGAACATCGACGGCAACCGCGAGCGGCCGAGCCGAAGCGCGGCGGACTGGACTCTGAACGCAGCACGCGGCAACAGCGGCGGCGGCGGTGGCATCACTTCATTGACCGACCTGATCCCAACGCCGGGCGAGGGGCAAATCCTCGGTAGCGAAAATTCGTTCTACGTTCCCAAGAACCTCGTCGCCGGGGCGAACATCACGATTACGCAGACGCCGACCGATATCACGATTATCGGCACCGAGGGACAGATCGAGCTCACGGACGGGACCGAGGCGGCGCCGTCGCTTTTCTTTGTCAGCGACACGAACACCGGCATGTATCGCCCGGCAGCGGACACGGTCGGAATCGTCGGCGGCGGCAACGACGTCGTGCGACTGACCGGCGTAGCGAGCGCGACGGATTACGTGGAAATCAAGAACGGGACCGGCGTCGGCAACCCGCTCCACGTTCTAGCCGAGGGCGCGAGCGCAAATATCGGCGTGCATTTGCAGCCGAAGGGCACCGGACTTTTCACGATCAGCGACGGCACGGATTTCAACAAGGGAATCCGCTTTCGCAGTTCGTCCAGCGCCGCAAGCGCGGTGACTTTGATTGACGCCGTTTCGACAGCCGGCCGCGTCGTCACTCTTCCCGACGCAAGCGACACGCTCGTGGGACGTGCGACCACGGACACGCTGACGAACAAGACGCTGACGAGCCCGACAATGACCGCCCCCGTTCTCGGGACTCCTGCGAGCGGCAACCTTGCGAACTGCACGTTCCCGACTCTCAACCAATCCACGACCGGCAACGCGGCTACGGCCACGGCGTTGCAGACCGCAAGAGCGATCAACGGAGTCAACTTCGACGGCACGGCAGCGATCACCGTCGCAGCCGCAGCCGGCACGCTTACCGGCGCAACGCTGGCGTCAGGCGTGACCGCATCGAGCCTGACAAGTGTTGGCACTCTCGCGGGTCTGACCGTCACTGCGCCAATCACGGGCAGCGTGACGGGATCGAGTGGAAGCACGACGGGCAACGCAGCGACCGCGACCGCTCTGGCGACTGCACGCGCAATCAACGGCGTTAACTTCGATGGAACTGCGGCCATTACTGTGACGGCGGCGGCTGGCACGCTCTCGGGGACAACGCTCGCGGCCGGCGTCACTGCATCCTCACTGACCTCGCTCGGCACGATTGCGAATCTCACCGCGACGGCCGGCACGATTGCGACCACGCCGAGCGGTTCGACCGACATCGCAAACAAGCTTTATGTCGATACCGTCGCGCAAGGACTCGACGCAAAAGCCTCGTGCGTCGCAGCGACCACGGCGGACATTACGCTGAGCGGCGCGCAGACAATCGACGGCGTGAGCATCGTCGCGGGCAATCGCGTGCTGGTGAAGAACCAATCGCTCTCTCAAAACAACGGAATTTATCTCTGCGCCTCGGGATCGTGGACGCGCACGACTGACGCGAACACGTGGGACGCGCTAACCTCGGCTTTCACGTTTATCGAGCAGGGCACGACGAACGCCGATTGCGGTTTCGTCTGCACAGCGAACGCCGGCGGCACGCTCGGCACGACCGCTCTGCCGTGGTCGCAGTTCTCGGGCGCAGGCACGTTCACGGCCGGCACCGGGCTGACGCTCACCGGCTCGGTCTTTTCGCTTACCTCGCCCGTCGCAGTCGCGAACGGCGGCACCGGGCTGACGAGTCTCGGCTCGGGCGTTGCGACGTTCCTCGGGACGCCATCGAGTGCAAATCTTGCCGCGGCGGTCAGCGATGAAACGGGAAGCGGCGCGCTGGTGTTCGCATCCAGTCCAACCCTCGTGACGCCGACTCTCGGCGCGGCGACTGCCACCTCTCTAAACGGCGTGACCCTTACTGGCACGAGCACGCCAGCGCTTTCAGTCAGCGGCACGGCGTCGGTCAGCGGCAGCAATACCGGCGATCAGACGACGATTACGGGCAATGCTGGGACCGCGACGATCTTGCAGACCGCCCGCAATATCAACGGCGTGAGCTTCAACGGTTCGGCTGATATTACGGTCACCGCAGCGGCTGGAACCCTGACGGGCGCAACCCTCGCGGCTGGCGTTACGGCTTCCTCGCTGACATCTCTTGGCACCATTACGAGCCTGACGGCAACAGCGCTCACCGTAAACGACAACACGACCCTCGGCAGCAGTAACTCGGACACGGTGAATTTCAACGCTCGCGTGGCGTCTGACCTCAACCCATCGACCGACAACACCTATGACCTCGGCGTAACGGGCCACGAGTGGCGCAATCTGAACATCGACGGCACGGCCAACATTGACTCGCTCGTGGCCGATAGCGCGGACATCAACGGCGGGACGATTGACGGGACGGCCATCGGAGCGACGACGCCGAGCACGGGCGCGTTTACGACGTTGTCGAGCACGGGAGATATTGCTCCTGCGGCCAACATCACTTATTCATCTGGTGCAGCGGAACGCTATATTCAATCTGCAAACGGTCAGAACTTTATTGGATTTAATCAGTCAACTGGTGCTGTTCGCATTGCGGCTGGCAACTCAGTTGTTGGTACCTTTACCGCTGGAAATTTTGCCGTGATCGGGGCGTTGTCGAGCACCACAGGAGCCAACTTTGCGACGAGCAGCGGCAACGTCGGTATTGGGACTGCGAGTTCGGCGGAAAAATTGCACGTTGTTGGAGGTAACATCGCGGTTGACTCTGGTGTCAGAAAAATTGGCTACATCACCGACGCCACCGCATCCAACACCGGATACATCATTCCTTATGATGCGTCAGGATTTTTAAGTATTCACACCAATTTTGCGTCTGGTGGAATTAAGTTTCACACCAGCACTTCAAACACCGAGCGTATGCGTATCGACAGCAGCGGTAACGTCGGCATTGGGACGGCGAGTCCGGGATCAAAGCTCGACGTGAATGGCGAACTTCGTATCGGCAACACCGTAAACACCGTCAGTCCGACCTCGCCCAACCGCACCGTGACTATCGTGATCGGCGGCACAACCTACTATCTCGCAGCAAAAACGACCAACGACTAACATGAGCACTGAACAAGCACTCCAAAACCTCTACGCAGGCAGCCGTCTGGCTCCATTACCCGCCGATCAGCACGATTTGCTACGCAAGTGCGCGGAAAAGTTGGCCGAGGCTTTAAAGCCAAAGGAACCGAAAGCCGAGTAACATGGCCGGAACCTCCGACACGAATTGGCGCAGCTACGTTGGGCCGCAGGACAACGGGCTGACGGTGAACGCGGCTGAGTGGCAGGCTCCGCTTGATCCAGAGAACTGGGACGACTTGGTGAAGTGCTCCAACTGCGCCGGGCTCACGATAAGCGGGCTGACGATTCCAGCCAGCCGCGAGGACTCGATTGATTGCGTGCGCGGCTCGAATTACACGGTGCAGAACTGCACGGTTCATGGCTCGGTTACGATCAAGGGCGCAATCAACGGCTTCACGCTTTACGGCTCGGTCGTGAGCGGAACGATTGAGCTGGGGCAGTATGACAATTATTGGGAGCCGGGCCGCGCTCCGACGCAGAACGTTTCAATACTCGACTGCACTTCACCGGACGGCTCGCCGATTCGCGTCAAGGTATGGGACGCCGAAGTGCCTTTTGTCCGAAATACGAACGTGAAAATAACTAAAGTGCCGAAATGGATTTGGTTCCCGTATTTTCTTTTTCGCCGTTTGACGAATCCCAAGAGGGTGTAACCCATGTTTCCTCTCGCTCAAATTCTAGGCATCGGCACGAAGCTGATCGACAAGCTGATTCCTGATCCGGAGGCGAAGGCAAAGGCGCAGCTGGAACTCGCTCAGTTGGCGCAGTCCGGCGAGCTGGCGAAGATGAACGCGGATCTTGAGGCGTATCGGGTCGAGCAGGACAATCTCACGAAACGCATGGAAGCGGACATGTCTTCCGACTCGTGGCTCTCTAAGAATATCAGACCTATGGCCCTAGCCTATATCCTGACGGCATATCTGGTGCTCGCTATCCTCGACGGGTCGGCCATCGACATCGGCGATCCGTTTGTCGAACTTCTCGGCCAATGGGGGATGCTTGTGATGTCGTTTTATTTCGGCGGTCGCACACTTGAAAAAATCATGGAGATGCGAAAAAAATGAACGACCACAAAGACCTGATGGAAGTCGCTAGGCTCTGGAAAGAAACGGGCTGGCTGACTGCGGTCATCGGCGGCGCTGGCATGATTGCTCGCCTACTAGCCAACCCGATCCAAGGGACGATCTGGGACAGCGTGCGGCGCGTCATCATGGCGGCCATCGTCTCGACGCTCGCATGGTTCATCGTTGAGCAAATCGAAGTCAGCTCACTTGTGAAGGCGATCACCTACGGCGTCGCCGGGCTGCTCGCGCCTGAGATTATCGACGGGCTGACCACGCTCGCAAAAAAGTATTCCAAGAATCCGACGAAGCTGCTCAAGAAATGAACCCGAAGGTCATCACGGCGGCGCTCGCCGCGGTCGTCGTTTGTTTCGCAGGCGTCGGAGTGCTGACAGTAAAATCGGTCTCGAAGCACATCGCGGCGAGTGACAAAGAATTCGACATGACGAGCAACGTGCTCAGTCCGCTTTTCGACATTTACGGGCTGGCTATCGTGGACGGTCAGGCAAAGGCAAGCAAGGGACTGATCAACGCGAAGGAGTTTTGCGACTCGCTGGCGAAGCTCCAAGCCGAGGCGGAGCGATTGCTCGCGGAATTTGGCAACCCGGCGGAACTCGTGGCGCAGCACAAGCTCGTCGCGGCTTATCTCAAGAAGGCGCGTTCAGCCTGCGACGCCGGGCAAATTGAAACGCTCAACTCGCCGGCCATGACTGCCGAACTTTACGCGGTCATCGAGCCGATGACGGCGCTGATCAACAAGGCGCTGCACGAAGAGCTGACGATTTCGCGCACGCACAAGGACGCCGCGGATCGGGCGCTTCTCACGTTTGAACGGTTCGCGAGCGTCGCGGCCGGGCTTGGAATGGTCTTTGCCGTCGCTCCGTGGATCGGCGCGAAAGGCAAAAAGCCTGCCGTGGTCGTTGCGAAGGTCAGGAAAAAGAAGACCAAGCGCTAATCGGTTTTGACGGCCATCGCAGTTGCGATGGATCAAGTCATTACCTTCTCAGCCTCCGCCGGCGTCATCGATGCCGAAGCCGGTATCATTCGCGGCGTCTCGCTGATCACCAAGGGACCGGCGCTGGGGCACGGCGTCATGATTGACGACAAGACCCTGGCACAGGTGAAGACCGCCGCCGAGCAATACGCGGGCGGGCTCAAGGTGAAGCTAAACCACAGCGGCGGCGCCGGCGACATCGTCGGCTACATCGACGCGCTAAGAATCAGCGGAGAAAAGCTGCTCGGCGATTTGCACCTTCTGCAAACCTCGCCGCATCGCGCTTACATTTTGGAGATCGCCGAGCGGATTCCCGACACGTTCGGGCTCTCGATCGCGTTCTCGGGTCCGTCGGAAAAAAGCACGGACAGCCTCACGACTTTGCAACGGTGCTCGGAAATCTACTCGGTGGACCTCGTCAGCGAACCCGCTGCGAACCCGAACGGATTTTTTGCGCGCAAACTCAAACAATTTGAGAGCGACGCCAGCGAGTCGCCGGAAGCAGAAATCAAAATCGAAATTCCTATGAACGACGAAATGAAGAAGGCCATCGAAGGCATGATTCAAAGTGCTATGATGGGCATGAACGAAAAAGTCGCGAAGCTCGAAGCAGCTCTCGCTCCGAAAGAAGACAAGCCTGCCGCGATGAGCGCGCAGAACGAAGTCGTGCAGCTCGCCGCTAACACCGCCGCGCTCGCTGCCGTCAAAGAATTTGCCAAGTCATTCGGTGCGCCAGCCGCTCCGATTGCCTCGGCCGAAGCAGTCAAACCAGTCGTGCAGGTCCAGAAGTTCGAGGACGTAGTTGCAGCCAAAGCCACCGAGCTAAAGGGCAACAAATCCGAGGCCATCACCTTCGCGATCAAAAACCATGCTGACCTCTACGCCGCCTATCGTGCGCGCGTTCAAGGCGGCGAACTCGTCAAACTCTAATCTAAACTACCATGGCAACTTCCTACCAAAACAGCGGCAGTTTTGTCGCTAATTCGGCCATCACGGCCTTCCGGCTCGTAAGTATCTCAAGCAATAGAGGCGTGGGTCTTTCCGCCACCGCTTCCCTGCCTGACGGCGTGGCAACGATCGACGCTGCAAGCGGCGACCTCGTCACCGTTCAGTTCCTCGGCGGCAACACCGTCAAGGCCACCCTGCTCGCCGGTCCGGTCACCGTCGGTGACACCTTGTTTACGACTGCCAACGGCACCGTCGCCATCACCGGCACGATCACCGTGGGCAAGTCTCTCACCACCGCCTCTGACGCTTCGGCCATCATCGAGATGCTGCCAAAGAATCTCTAACCCTTAAAAAATAAAACCAAATGTACAGCAATTCAGCAGCTATCTTTCGCGCAGACATCGCCGGCGTAGTTGAGCAGGCAAAAGACTTCGAGGCCGGACTGATCGGCACCGCCGTTATGCCGATCCTCGACGTGCCCGTGCGCGCCGGCCAATACCCATCGTTCGTTCTCAAAGAGGGCCAACTCCTCAAGAGCGACATGAAGACCCGTTCGCCATACAGCGCTTACGCTCGCGGCACTCGCGCCTTCGTTCAAGACACCTACACGGCTCTCGAATACGGTTACGAAGAGGCAGTGGACGACACCGTCACCCTCGACGTTGCCCGCTTCTTCGACGCCGAAGTCATCGCCGCCAAACTGGCCAAGCGCAAACTCCTGCTCGCGCACGAGCTTCGCGTCGCTGCCAAAATCTTCGACAGCGGCACGTTCACCGCGACCAACTCGGGCACCGCCTACACGACCGCCAATCTGGCGACCTTCGATGTCGGCGCTGACGTTCAAGAAGCTCTCGACCGTTTGCTTTCCAAGGGCGAATCGACCACGAACACCAAGGTCGTGATTCCTTACCCGGTCTGGACCCGCATCCGCGCCAGCACGAAATTCCAGAACCGCCTTCGCGGCACCGGTCTTTCGACTGACACGATCCTGAACGCCAGCACCCAAGCGGCCGCCGAAGTCTTCGGCGTCGCCGAGGTTCTGATTGGTCGCGCTTCCTACGACCAAGCACCCGAGGGCGTTGCCTTCTCCGCTGCAAATGCGTGGGCCAACACCTTCATCTGGGTCGGCTCGGTTACGCAGGCCGGAGCCGGCTACTTCGGTGGCGGCGCTGGATTCACCCTGAACTGGTCCGAATATGGTCCAGCCATCGGCGTCTCGACCTACCGCGAAGAGGCGATCAAGTCGAACATCGTCCGCGCCTCGCAATACACCGCCGAGAAGGTGGTCAATGCGAACGCCGGTCAGCTTATTTCGACGCAATTCGCATAATAGTTCACTTAATAGTTGAACAAACCAAGACCCTCGGTAAAACGAGGGTCTTTTTTATGCACCCTTGGTTTAAGGCATCATTTACCGAGCGGAAAAAGCGCCATGCGGAGTTCAATAAATGGCTCAAAGAAAACCCGCTGCTCCGATACAAGCACGGTTATGTCAGGGAAGACGGAAAGGTTTTTTGCGGTTACTCGACCGGATACGTCAATGGCGAACACTGGACCGACGCTGAAGCTTTTCAAAAAAGGCTGGCGCACGCTCGGGAGAAAATGAGGCTGAAAAGGCTCGACCCAAAATACCAATCGGAGTTCAGGGACTACATCAAAAACCGATACAAGAACACGGATATGCGAAAGCGAAAGACAAACATTCGCTCAGCTAAGTGGGGTAACGAAAACAAGCCGCGACGCGCCCTTCATTCGTCTCATCGCCGCACTTTGAAACGCAACCAACTGCACGCTGACCACAATTTTTCAATTGAAGAGCAAATGAGAAACGCGGCCGACGTGCTCACCAAGCAAACCGGCATCGAGCACCACGTTGACCACATCATTCCAATCAAGCACGGCGGCTGGCATCATCACGAGAATTTGCAGATTTTGCCAGCGCCCGTGAATCAATCCAAAAGCTCGTCTCCGTTTTGGGTTTCCAGCGAATACAAAGACTTTCGCTCGGTTCCTCAAAGCCTCTGGCCTGAGCCTCTGATTGATTTTTATTTGGCGATTCAATCGACCTAACAACAGCCTCACGCTTTACGGCGTGGGGCTTTTTGTTTTGACCGGTCCGAGCGATCAGCAAGACCAGACGCACACACAACGACGACCATGATACTTTCCCTTTGCGTTATCGCAGGCAACGAGGCGGCACAAATTGGCGCGATGCTCGACAGCTTCGACGGCGTGATTGACGAGGTCTCACTCGTCCGCGCCATCGGCTCGCAGGAACCGGACAGCACCGAGCAGATCGTGCGCGACTGGTGTTTGCATCACTCGGTCGGATTCATCTTCTCCGAATACAAGAACGGCGCCACGGCGCAGGCGTGGAAGCACGTCGATTCGTTCGCCCGCGCACGCAACCAAGCGTTCGCGCAGGCGTGCGGCGACTGGCTAATTTGGGCCGACTGCGACGACGTGATTGCGGAGGCCGAGAAGCTGCGGGACCGGCTCGCGGAACTCTCGGACGACGTGCTCATGGTTCGTTGTCCTTACGACGTGCGCGGCACCGGCAAGAAGCTTCACCGGGAGCGGATCGTGCGGCGCAGCGCATTTGCGAGCGGGCGCGTCTGGCACCACGACGTGCATGAGAACCTGCTACTACTTCCGAACGACCGGCATTTCGACTGGGCGACGCCGGTCTGGCATCATCAGCCGATTGCGATTAAACAGGACAACCGCAAACGAAACTTGGCGATCCTCGGGCGCAGCGTCGCCGAGTCTGCGACCCAGTATTTTTATATCCACCAAGAGCACTATTGCGCCGGCAACAAGACGGCGGCGGAGCAGTTCGGCCGGATCGCGCTTTCGTTCCCGAACCTCGACGACAGTTTCCGTTACGAGGTGCAGCTCAACCTTGCGCGACTCGTCGCTTCCCGACGCGAGGCGATCCAGTTCGCGATGTCGGCGCACGGCGTCTTCCCGTGGTGCCGCGAGGCCATCGCCTCGGTCATTCTGCTCAGCTTCGAGCGCAACGACGGCAAGCGGGCGAGCTTCTGGGCGTCTCGGATGCTGAGCCTTCCCGAGCCTACCGAGAAGGACCGGCCGTGGACTCACGAGGTCAAGTGGTATGGCTGGGCCGGGCACGACCTCGCGGCGCGTGCTTTCCGTCTCGCGGGCCAACTCGACGACGCGGCTGCGATGCAGCTCGTGTTTCACAAGCACACCGCACCGAAGATCCGGCTCACGCAAAAGACGCTCGGCAACTCCACCAAATCCGTTTCCTTCCGCGACGCGTGGCTCTCAACGGCGGCGCAGCCGGAACGGATCGAGCACCGCTTTCTTGTGCGCGCCGACGACGCCGAGACGATGGGGATGGCGAAGCAGTTCCTGCACGACGTAGGCGAGCCGAGCGCATCCGAGCCGGGCGTGATTCAGATCAACGCTGAGGATGGCATGGTGGCGCCGCACGGCTGGGATGAACGAATCTTGGCGAGCGGCTGCACGCTGATTGACGCCGAGAACATCGAGCAAATTCTGGGAGCAAAAAAGGCATGATTCCCGAACCGGCAATCGTCGTCTGCACGACCAACGCAAGGTGTCTCGACGTGCTCAAGGCTTCGGTGAAGGCCTACGTGCCGCGGGAGGTCCGCACCTACTATTTCCACGGCGTCGGGGCGACGTTCGGCGAAGCCTACAACCACGCAGCAGGAATCGCTTTCAAGGAGCACGACCAGATCGTCGTCTGCAACGACGACATCGTTTTCACGCCGACGACGTGGCGCGATCTTCTCGCGGACGTGCAACTGATCAAAGAACATTGCGATAACGTCGGCTACGTCGCAGCGCGGTCCGACTACGCACGCGGGGCACAGAACATCCGATGCGGCACCGGGCGCTTGGACTTTCTGCGTTTCGAGTCGGAGCGCAGCATCGTCGAGACGCCGGTCATCGCGCCGATTTGCGCATGGATTCACCGCGACGCGTGGGTCGATTTCCCGCCGATCAACTGGTTTTCCGACGACGTGCAATGCGCCGACATGAAGCGCCGGCACTTCGTTTCCCGGGCCTACGTGCATCACGTCGGCTCTCAGACGTGCGGCAACGATGCGGCCAAGTGCATGGCCGATGCCGAGCCGTGGCTCAAAGCGAACCGGCCGGCGCTGCACGCGATGCACTTTCCCGCGGTTTGACGATTCGCGCAATTGTATGGCCGCCGTCCGAGACTTCGACCCGACGCAGATCAATTCCGACTTCTCCGCGATCTTGGAGCAGGCCGGCATTTCGTTCACGTATCAGGGCGCAAGCATCACGGGTGTCTGGTCATCTTCGCGCAACGCGTTCGCTGAGTTCGAGGACCAACGCCGGGACGACTCGCGCTTCACCGTGTTCCTGCTTACGACGAGCGTGAGCGCCGTGCCGCAGGTCACGCAGACGCTTTCGCGGGCTGGCATCACCTATTTCATCGACCGAGTCATGCTCGACGCCGAGGGCGCGGGATGTGAACTCGAAGTGCAAAAATCGATATGATCGAGATCGAGGCCAGTTTCTCGCGGCTAGAATTCCAACTAGCAAAGCTCGCCAACGCGGCGAAAGTGGACCTCGGGCTGGTCATCAAAGAGGAGGCGAAATACGCGATCCAAACCATCGTCAAATTCACGCCGCCGAAGAGCAAGCAGCAGGGCGCGAACGCGGTGCGGGCTGACTTTTCCAGACTGGCGGAGCCGCTCGTCTATCAGGACTTGCAAGCCAAGGCCACTAAGGGCGGATTCTACACATCGATGGCGCGCTACGTGCGCAACCGTCAGGTCGAGAAACTGCGGGCGCTTCTGCGAAACCCTAAGCTCTCGCACTACTACGGCATGAGACTTTTGGAAAACGAAGACGCGCTGCGCCTCGAACATCGGCGCAAACAAAACGCTCGCGGGAGAATCACTGGCAAGCCGGACCAACTTGCGTTCGGCAGCGACTTCAAAAAGTATCGCAACGAAATCGAGGGACGCGTCGGCTGGACCGTCTCGGGCTGGAACTCGTCGGCAAAAGTGACCGGTGCGCGTTACAAGAAATTCAGCGACAAGCTCAAGCCGCAGGCCAGCGGCAACAAGCTGTTCGGCTCGGTGCGATCCAGCTTCGGTCCGCAGCCGTTCATCAAGGCGACGGCGCACAACGTGAAGATTCCAAATTACCAGCGCATGATTGACGGCGCGATCAACTCGCGGATCAAAACGACTACGAAGAAAGTCGCCGCAGTTCTTGCCAATCGCGCCGTGAACCTTGGCTTCACCCGCGTCGGTGGCGCGATGCCAATCAAAACCGCAGCATGAGCACCCGCACAAACATCCGCAACGCCACCGCCACCGCGCTCACGGGCGCTCTCGTCGTTCCGACGGCGAACATCCTGCGAGGGCGCAACAACACGATTGCGAGCGTCAGTTTCCCGGCCGCAGCCGTTTACGCGGTCAGCGAGCAGATCGAGGTGCGCACGCTCGGGCCGAGTAACCGCACGCAATACCGGCAGCTTCAGCTCGTCGTGGACTACTTCATCGCTGAGAGCGGGACCTACCTGATCGATGACCTTTTCGACACCGGCAGCGCGGCGGTCGAAGCGGCCGTGCTCGCGGACGTGACGCTGGGCGGGCAGTGTCAAGACCTGCATTTGACGAGCGTGGAATATACGATTGAGCCAGACGAAGATCGGCGCTTCGGATCGGCTCGGCACACTTTCAACTGCATCTATTTTTCAACCGACTAACCTCATTTTATGGCAACCAAACTCGGCCGCGAAGGCCTCATCAAACTGTCCAGCACGACGATTGGCGAGCTAAGGAACTACAGTCTCACCCATTCGTCCGACACCGTCGAGGACTCCGTCCTCGGCGACACCTACCGCACCCGGCTCGCATCCATGAAATCGTTCTCGGTCAGCGGTGACCTCTACTGGGACGAGACCGACGCCGGCCAGCTGCTGATCACCATCGGAAGCTCGGTCACGCTCAACCTTTACCCAGAGGGCGCATCCACCGGCGACGTTTATTATTCCGGCGCCGCCATCGTGACCCAGTTTAATGTGAGTGCTAGCTTTGACGGTATCATAGAAGGCTCGATTGCCTTCGAAGGTAACGGGACGCTCTCAACGTTGACCGCTTAATTTCGCAGGCAAAACACACACAACACACATGGACGCAATCGACCTCGTCAGAGAACACTTCGCATCGCTCGGCACGCGCAAAATTAACGTGCCGGAGTGGAAGCTCGTCGTGCACGCAACGCCGGTCACGCTTTCGGAAAAAAACCGGCTCTATCGTCGCAGCAAAGAAAACGACATGGAGCTTTTGGTGGACATTCTGATCATGAAAGCCACCGACGAGCACGGCGCGAAGCTGTTCACGATTGAGCACAAGCCGACGCTGTTGAACAAGGCGGACAGCAACGTCGTCGGCCGCGTCGCCAACGCCATTCTCGCCGACGACGCGCCGAAGGTGGACGACCTAAAAAACTGATCTACGGCGGGGAGGCGGCAGACCTCCTCGCCGTTTACGCGCTCGCGGACCGTCTGCACAAATTTGCCCACGAGGTGCTCGCGATGCCGGCTCAGGAACTAACGGGCTGGCTCGCCTACATCGAACACCAAAACCGAAAACTTAAAAACCATGGCTGAGGCAACATTTACACTGCGGGCGGTCGATGCGACGAAGCAGGCTTTTGCGAGCGCGCAAAACTCTCTTCAAGGACTTGTTCAAAGCACAAAATTGCTTTCTCGTGTCGTGCTTACGGGGTTCGGCTTCGGTTCAGTGTTCGGTATCGTAAATGCGCTTGTTTCAAAAATTACAGACCGGATGGCTGAGGTAAAAAAAATCGAAGAGCAAATTCAAGAAATCCTCAAACGACAGTTACAAACTCAGAAGGATTTGTTTTTTGAAAAACAAAAACCGACAGATCAACTTGATCTGCTTAAAAAAGAAAAATCCGCTCTGCAAGCGAACATTGATTTGTATGCAGATACCGCAAAATGGCGTCAGGTTTTAGTTCAGCCTGAACCAGGATTTGCGTTTGACGAAAAAAAATCGCGAACACCGTTCATGATAACGGCCGCTTTGCGTCCTGAGCAAAAGCTTCGAGTCGCTCAACTCGGTGACGAATTAAAAAAAGTTGAAGCCAAAATTAACGCGATCACTCAAGCTTTAGAAAAACAAGCGTCAGAATCTCTTTTTGAGGGAATTCAGCAGGAGGTAAACATTCTGAATGAAACAGAAAAGGTTTTAGAAAATAATTTTGCCAAGGAACAAGAAAGAGCTCGGGAAAGCATAGAATTATTTGATAAAACACGAGCCGCGCGCTTAGCGCAAAAAAACGAACAACTCATTTCGGATAAAGAACTAGGAAAGTCGATGAGAGAGTCAGTCATGACTCCACTTGAAAAATACGTCGCTGAAATAGAAAACCTTGATCGGCTTTTTAAAATGCGGATCATCAACGAGCAAACGCTGATTCGTCTGACCGGCGAGGCCGGCGCAGCATTTTCAGCGGCATCAGGAGATGTTGAGGACATGGCATCGCGCCTCAGTCTCGCAAACGAAGAGGCAAACAAAACGATTCCTGCAATGTCTCAACTCGCGCAAATGAGCAACGACGCTGGCAGCATGATCGCCCAAGGCTTCGAGGACGCGATCCTCAGCGGGCAAAAGCTCGGCGAGGTAGTTCGCTCGCTCGGTCGCGATTTGGTGCGGCTGGTGTTCAACCAAATGGTCACGCAGCGCCTCGCCTCGGGGATCGCTACTTTTCTCGGCGCTCCACCGATACCCGGCCGCGCAATGGGCGGACCCGTCAGCGGCGGCTCGCCCTACGTCGTCGGCGAGCAAGGCCCGGAGCTGTTCGTTCCGCACGCCAGCGGCACCATCGTTCCGAACAACAAGATGGGCGGCGGCAGCGGTTCGGGCAGCGGCAGCGTCACGGTAAACTACAACATCGCGGCGGGCGTCTCGCGGGCTGAACTCGCTCCGATCCTCGAACAAGAGCGGCGTCGGCTCAAGGCCGAGATCCCAGACATGGTTCGACGCGGCGGCGGATACCGTGCAGCCTTCGCCTGATCCTCATGGCCATCACCTATCCACTCACGCCGCCGAGTCCGTTTAACCTCTCGCGCTTGTCGTTTACGGGCGTTTCTGCGACCTCGCGCAACACGTCGCCCTTCACGTTGCAGACCCAGCAATACAACTGGCCAGGTCAAGCCTGGCTCGGCTCAGTCGATTGTCCACCGATGAAGCGCGCGGACGCCGAGGAGATCGTCGCCTTCTTGCTCAAAGCGCAGCGCGGCACGTTCTATTTTCAAGACTACGCAAACCCGCTGAACCGAGGCGGAATCACCGGGACGCTAGACGTTGCTACGGCGACCGCTAACGGGACGACTCTTACTTTTACAAACGCCGGAGGCTCGGGAAACTTTGCCGTCGGCGACTGGCTGCAAATCTCGACGAGCCTCTACAAAGTCGTTCAATTCAACACTGCATTGAGCGTGGAGGTTTTCCCGGCGCTCCGAAAAAGCTACGCAGCTGGAACGGACATTATTTACGGCAGGCCCAACAACGCCGCTCGCGCTCAAGGCGTCTTCCGCCTCGCGTCACCAAGCACCGAGTGGGCCATCGGCGAGGCGAGCATTTACGGCGTGGGCTTTGCGATCATCGAGGACGTCGAGTCATGAGCATCACCACCGCAGGCCGATCGCTCTCGGCCAACATGGTCACCGAGGTGAGCGCCTCGCAGCTCTCGCCGATCCTGCTCGCGTCGTTCTCCTTTTCCACGCCGGTTCGCCTTTGGAGCGGTTACGGGACGATTACCGTTGGCGCCGTGACCTACCAAGGCATCGGAACGCTCGGCACAATCTCGCCGGTCGAAGAGACCACCGACCTTTCGGCGCGTGGAATCAACTTCCAACTCTCGGGAATTCCGAGCGCTTACGTCTCGCTTGCGCTCACGGAGAACTACCAAGGCAAAGCGTGCTCCGTGCTATTTGGCGCACTCGACGCGACCGGCGCAATCGTCGCCTCGCCGGTCACGATCTTCGCCGGCCGCATGGACGTCATGTCGGTCAACGATGACGGGCAAAACGCGACGATCATCATGAGCGCGGAAAACAAGCTCGTGGACTTTCGCCGGCCGCGCGAAACGCGATACACGCACGAAGAGCAGCAGAATCTTTACCCGGTCAGTCCGCCTGATCTTGGCTTGGAATTCGTGAACGCGATCCAAGAAAAACAAATCTATTGGGGCAACGCAAAGCTCGCGGCACCGGTCAACGAGGGCGGCGGCGAGACCGAGGTCACGTCCTACATGTGACCATGCCAGCACGCCGCGACAACTGGCCGAACCTGCTGGCGCAATTTATTGAGCAACGGCGCGAGCAGCCTTTCGCGTGGGGCGTAAACGATTGCTGCATCTTCGCGGCCGATTGGGTCCAGCTCTGCACCGGCGAGGATTACGCGAAGGCGTGGCGCGGTCGCTACGTGTCAGGACTTGGCGCGGTGCGATTTCTGGACGAGGCGGGCGGCGTCGAGGCTTTGGTGGACGCGCTAGGGCTGCAACGAGTCGCGCCGCAGTTGGCCGGGCGCGGCGACATTGTGGCGCAGGAAGCCGGACACGGGATCACGCTCGGGATTTGTCTCGGAGCGACTACGGTTTATGTCGCGAAAAGCGGACTGATATTTGGTTCGCTGCAAAGCGTCGAGAGCGCTTGGAAATTCTAACATGGAAGCTATCGCATTAAAAATTGCCGAGTTTGCATTGGTCTCCGGCATTACTACTTCAGGCGCTATTGCCACCGCGATTGGATACACGGTTGCATTTGTTGCCGTTGTCGGCGCTTCAATGGCCGCGTCGAAACTGCTCGCGCCGAAAATGCCGAGCTTCTCGGATGCTTCACTGACAGACCGGTCGCAGATGGTTCGCAATCCCATTTCGGCGCGCCGGATGGTTTACGGCAGATGCCGGGTCAGCGGAACCATTGTTTACCTCAGCACGACGGGAGACAAGAATCAGTTCCTGCACATCGTTGTCACGCTCGCCGGCCACGAGATCCAAGCCATCGATGAAATCTATTTCAATGACGAGCTGGTTGAACTCGATCCGGTGCATACCAACGTGCCGACTGGTTTCTACAACGGCGTGGCGCGCATCAATAAGCATCTCGGCGAGACTTATCAAACGGTCGATGAAGACTTGAAATTCGACACCAAGGACCTAACGGATGGAAAATGGACGGATGACCATCGCCTGCTCGGCATCGCCTACCTCTACGTTCGCCTGACGTGGGACGCCGAGAAATTCCCGAGCGGCATTCCGAACATCAGCGCCGTGATTCGCGGCAAGAAGGTGCTCGATCCGCGCACGGGAAACACCGCCTACTCAGCCAACGCCGCGCTCTGCCTTCGCGACTACCTAACCGACACGTCGCTGGGCATGGGCATGACCGCAGCCGAGGTTGACGACACCGCGTTCGGCGTCGCCGCGACGATCTGCGAAGAGCAGGTCCAAATCCTGCCCGTCTCGCCCGTCGTCAACGAGAACCGCTACGAGGCCAACGGCGTTATCGTTACGAGCGCCAGCCCAGACGAGAACATCGGCAAGCTCCTCAGCGCGATGGGCGGTCTGATCGCCTACACGGGCGGCCGCATCGTTCCTTACGCGTCAGCCTACCGCATACCAACGGTGACGCTGACCGAGAAGCATTTCGTGGGACCGCTCAACGTGCAGACGCGGACGAGTGCTCGCGACCGGGTCAACTCGGTCAAAGGCGTTTACGTTTCGGAGACGAACAACTGGCAGGTGACCGACTTCCCGACGATCAGCTCGCCGACCTACGTCAGCGCGGACAACGGCAACGTGTTTTTTCGCGACGTTGTGCTTCCGTTCACGACCTCGCCCAGCTGCGCTCAACGGCTCGCCGTTCTGGAGCTGCGCCGCGCTCGCGAGGAAATCACGTTCTCCGCACGCTTCCGCCTCGAAGCGATGCAGGTCCGAGCCGGCGACACGGTCATGATTACCAACGAAAAGCTCGGCTGGTCGTCGAAGGTCTTCGAGGTCATGGAGTGGAATTTCGCGAGCGACGGGACGCCGCCGCAGGTGTTTATCGACATGACGCTTCGAGAGACCGCTTCGTCGGTTTATTCGTGGGACGTTGACGAGGAAATCTTCGTCGAGGATTCACCGAACACCACGCTCCCCGACCCGTTCACGCTCGGCGCGCCGACCAACCTTTCGCTCACAGCAGACGGCACGACTCAGCTGGTGCAGGCCGACGGCACGATCCTGCCGCGGATTCGCGTCGGGTGGACGCCACCGGCTGCGGAGTTCATCCAGTCGGGCGGCTCGGTCGTTATCGAATACAAGCCGAGCGCGAGCACGACATACCTCACATGGAACACGGTCGAGGGCGCGCAGACCGAGGACTTCATAAGCTCCGACATTACGATAGGCACGAACTACAACGTGCGGATTTACGGCGAGAGCTATTTTGGGATTTCGACGAGCTACCTCGCCGGCTCAATAACGGTTGCGAAAGACACAACCGCACCCGCCATTCCGACCGGACTCAGCGCAGCCATCGGCACCGGCAAGGCCGTCTCTCTCGACTGGAACGACAACACCGAGCCGGACTTTTCGGAGTATGGCATCTATCGGAACACCTCGGCAGTCACGCCGGCCAACGCGAACACGGACAAGATCGCAGAGGTGCGCGCGTCGCGGTTCGTGGACACGGACGTAAACATCGGAACGACGTATTACTACTGGCTGACCGCTTACGATTCAGTCGAGAACGTCAGCGGCTTTACGAGCTACGTGCAGGCCACACCTTCGGTCATCACGGCTGGGCCGATTGACCCGACTGCGCCGGCTACGCCTAACGCTCCGACGCTGATCAGCACGACGTTCTATGAATCGACTGACGGCACGAGCTTTGCGGGCGTTTCGCTCACGGCTCCGCCATTGCCATCCGGCGCGGTCGCGCTGGACGTGCTTTATCGTCGCACAGGAGCGAGCGATTTCATTATCGGAAACCAAATTACGTCTGTCATTTCCGTTGCGGTCAGCATCGACGATCTTTCGGTTGGCGAGTCTTACCAATTTGCAGCGCGAGGGATTTCGTTTTCTGGAGCGTTGTCGCCGGTTTCTTCGCTACTCAGCCAAACGGCTCCCAGCAACACGACGCCGCCGAGCACATTAACAGGACTGACTCGGATCGCTGGCGATCAAGCTGACAAAGGTGCGGTGGTGCATCTCGGAAACGAGTATTACACGGCAGTCGTGACGTGGACAAAACCAAGCGACCGCGACATTGCGAATTACCAGTGGGTGTTAACTACTACCGACACGGACGCCGCAGCGGACGCAGCCGTTGGTGGGGCCTTTCTAACAAGAGAAGAATACGCGCAAGCGGTCATCGGCACGCCAGCGGTTCAATATTTTCGCGTCCGCTCAATCAATCGAAGCGGCACCGCTGGAGCATGGGCGGCAGCTGGCGATTTGTTTAATTTCTACGCTCGGCAACTTGGCGACGCCGCGACGCTCGACACTGGCACGACTGCCGGCACCGTCGCTGAAGGCAACGACACCCGCATCACCGGCGCAGCTCAAAAAGCGTCCAACCTCTCGGACGTTGCTAGCCCGTCCACCGCTCGCGCAAATCTCGGCATCAATCGTTTCTCGCACGTCGAGACGTTCACATCCGTCGGCGCAGCGAGCACAACTTTCACTTTCACGCACAGCCTCGGGACGGTGCAGGACTACGTGCTGGCGTCGTGCGTTGACCCTGCGAACAACCTTTTGATCGCGCACGATTACGCCAACGCGGGCAACACGACCAACGCGACCGTCTTCAAGGTCGAGACCGTTGACGGCTCCAACATCAGCGACGGCGGGCGACGCTTCACGATCCACTTTGTGCAGTGATTCCGCGCTGAGTCTGTTTTTTCTTCAGACGTAAGTCGTTAACTATCAACGCGCACGGATTGCGTGCGATACTTCGCGCACATTTGACTTCACATCGTCGGGCGGATGTGTAGGGTTTGCTCATGCCAGCCGAAGCGATTTAACGCCGAGGCGCGCAATCAAAAATGACCACATCAGAAATTATCACCCGTAGAAACGAAATCGCCAACCTAGCACTCGCTGGGGACACCCGCTACTCATTCGACCCTATCGGCGAAACCGACGGCGACATCAACGACATGGCTGACGAAACCGACTTGCCGCTCGCCTATCGCGCAACCAGCACCAGCGACGTTGCCGTCTACTCTGACGGCGAGCGCCACGTCTTAGTCTGCGACGCTCACGGACCTATCTCGATCTACGTCTCAGGAGGTGCCGCATGAGCACCACCGAAGCACTCACCAAGGCGCTGATCCTCGCGATCACCGCACCTGATCAAGCACGCGCCGACCGCGCAATCGCTCTCGCTGAATCTATCGGCGCGGGCTGCACGAAGCGACAAGTCGAGACCGCCAAGCGCAACGCAGCGAAACTCTCGAAATGAAATCCACGCTCCTCTTCCTCGCGCTCTGCGCAACGGCGCACGCGGCGCCACCTGATAGCTTCTTCCGCGCTCTGCACGTAGTCGAGACCTCAGGCCGCACCGGTCCGATCCTCGGCGACGGCGGCAAGGCGCTTGGACCGCTCCAGATTCACCGCGCATATCACGCGGATTCACGCGTAGCCGGCGATTACAGCCGAGTGGCCGATCTCGACTACTCCAAGCGCGTCGCGACCGCATACCTCAAGCGCTACGCGCCCGCGGCGTGGAAGGCGGGCGATGTCGAGACGCTCGCTCGCGTGCACAACGGCGGTCCTCGCGGGCACCTCAAGCAGGCGACCAAAGGCTACGGCGCGAAGGTCAAGGCGCTAACGAATTGAATCAGCTACTAAAACAAAACACATGAAACCAAAATATCGACCACTGACATACTTTTTAATTGAAGCCGGGAAACCAATTCTCCGCGTTCAAAAGTTCTTTTGCGCATACGAAATTGCGCTGCGCGAGGCTCGCGCAATCAACTGCATCGTGACGAATGGCTCGTGGCTTATTTCTCGCGGACTTGCGCTAGAAATAGCAACGAAGTCGGACAAGCCAGAAATCGTGCTTGGGGTCAGTCTGAACGGCGTTGCTCTTGCACGCGCTTAATCAAATGAACCAACCCACCGCCACGCCGCGCACGGACGCGGCACTCTATCCAATGAACGGGGTGGATATTGTTTGGCCTGAGTTCGCCCGCACCCTAGAACGCGAACTCACCGAAACCGAACGCCTGCGCTTTGGTGCCGATGCGGACCGCCGCCGCCTCCGCGCCGAGGTGGAGCGGTGGAAAACCGTTGCCGCCGAGATGTCGCAGGAGCGCGAGCACAACGCCAACGAAGCGTCACGCCTCCGCGCCGAGCTTCAGGCTAAGCTTGCCGCCATGAAAGGCACGCCAACTTTATGACCACCGAACAACACACCGAACTCCTCACCGAGCTGCGCGCTATCCGCGCTGCTCTCGAAGCAAAGCCGCGCACGGTGCAAGCAACCGCAACCGCAACAACCGCGACGCAGGACACTCTGCCACTGCCAGCCATTGCAATTGCGGACGCGGGCAGCGTGCAGGTTCACTTCGGCAAAAACACCGGGACGCCGCTCTCAGCACTCAGCGACAAACAGCTCCTCTGGTATGGAGCCGACCGACCAGAGCAGTTGAAAAAAGACGGCACACCATTCGCTCCGCGCGAGGCCGACGTGCTGCTTAAAAACGCGTGCCGCACGCTCTGGCATCAGCGCAAGAGCGGCGCGCCAATCGTGCTCACGACGCAGCCGGCAGACGACGGCGAGAACGTGCCGTTTTAAAACTTCTCGGCGGTTCCGAGCATAAACCCAACCCTCCGACGGCGCTCGTGCCGGTGCGAAAATACGCGAGCAACACTTTCCCGAAAAGGAAAACCCTCCGGCCAACGACGACCGGAGGGCAACACACGAAACACACACACGATACAACATGGATACTAACGTTAAATCAGAGATCGCGGTCGCAGAGACCGCTACGAAAGCACCGATTCAGTTCGGCCAACACGGCGTGCAATTGCAGAGCATCGACGAGGCTTTCCGCTTCGCGCGGGCGGTAGTCGCGAGCGGCTGGGCGCCGAAGGGCATGGAGAAGCCTGAGAGCGTCATGATAGCGATTCAGTTCGGTCTTGAGATCGGGCTGACGCCGATGGCGGCGCTCCAAAACATGGCCGTGATTAACGGTCGCCCGGCGATCTACGGCGACGCGGCGCTTGCTCTGGTTCGCTCCAGCGGTCAGCTCGTGAGCTACAAGGAGACCGAGATCGGCGAGCCAGGCAAGGATTCGCACGGCTTCACCGTGACGGTGCAGCGCCGCGGATTCGATGCCGCCTCGGAAACCTTTACAGTGGGCGACGCCAAGGCAGCGAAGCTCTGGGGCAAGGCCGGGCCATGGACCGACTATCCCAAGCGGATGTGCAAATTCCGGGCACGCGGTTTCCTCCTCCGCGACCAGTTCGGCGACATTCTCAAGGGACTGCGCACGGCCGAGGAAGCGCGGGACATTCCCGCAGAGATCAACGTCACCCCGCTTGCCGACAAGCTCGCGGGCGGACTGAGCGACGCAATCAACAACTAATGACTAAACCACGCGAAAGAACATCAGGAATTCCAACCCGTCGCAAAGACGTGCACCTCGAAATCGCAAAGCCAAAGCGCCGCGAAGTCGTGGACGAAACCACTTACAGCCGGAACAAGCTCGGCATCGCGGTGGACAGTCGCGGCCGCTTCATCGGGCGGCGCGACATCGAAAAAGGAAGCGCGCATTTCTGGAACTCACGCAAAACAAAAAACACATGAACGACAACGACACGAAAGGTCAGGCCATCATCAACGCGGCGACGGAACAGTTCCGAAGCCTGCTCGAAACAAACTTCCGATCGATCGCCAAAGCCGCGCAAGACGGATTCATCGAGGACGAGGACCAGACGGAACCAAAGGCGAAAGCCTCGTTCACCGTCGAGTGGGACAGCCTCGCGCAAGCTCCGAAGGTCGGCGTCAAGATCGCGTGGTCGGTCCGATTCAAAGACGAGTCAGAGACCGAGATCGATCCACTGCAAAGCAAGCTCGGGCTGGAGGAAATCAAATGAGCGCCGAGACCATCGAAGAATACCACGCCAACCCGGCAATCAGTCACTCGAAGCTTGAGTGCTACCGGCGCAGGCCGGCGCTCTACTTCAAGAAATACGTGGCCAAGACTCTGGCGCAGCCGGAAGAGACCGGCGCTTTCCGACTCGGCTCGGCGGTGCACTGCGCGATCTTGGAGGAAAAGGAATTCGCCAAGCGTTACATTCTGCGGCCGGACTGCGACCGGCGCACAAAGGAGGGCAAGATTCAGTTCGCGGAGTTCTCGGCTCAGCACGCGGATAAGACGCTGCTGGACGCCGACGAGATGGCGCAGGTCGTTGCCATGCGCGAGGCGGTGGCGGCGCATCCAATCGCGTCGCGGCTACTCGCGGAAGGAACGCCGGAAATGACTTGGCGCAAATTGCAGCCGAACGCACTCGGCGCTCTGCAATGTCGGACCGACTGGTTTGCTCCGTGCGGCTGCGACATCAGTGACTTCCACCCTTACGCGCTGGACGTGAAGACGGTCGAGAGCCTCGACAGCGACGCGTTCCGCAACTTCGAGAGGGCTGCGTTTTCCTACGGCTACCACCGGCAGGCGGGATTCTATCTGCCGTTGATCAACGAAATCTTGGGCTATCCGGTCTCGCGGATCTTCTACGTTGCCGTAGAGAAGGTGGAGCCTTACGGCGTCGCGGTTTACAAGCTCTCGGACGACGCGATTGCGCGAGGGCAGGACGAGAACATCGCGGACCTCGTGCGGCTCAAGCGCAGCCTCGAAACGAACGACTGGCCGAACATCGAGCCGACGATCCATGAGTTGAAACTGCCGGGCTGGTATGCGAAATGAAATCGAACCTCAAATATAACTGGCGGATCACGCTCGGCGCGCCGGGCCACTCCATCAGCGTCGTGAAGCGCTGCACGATCGAGCAGGCTTTGCTCGCTGCGGACGAACTCGAAACCGAGGTCGAGTGGATCGTGACTCTCATCGGAATCACCCGCGAAACATGAACGAACTCCTGATTATCCTCACGGTCACGCTCTGCACCGGCATTGGCTTTTATGTCGGGCACGCGCTCGGCAAACGACGCGGGCGCGACGAGCAATGGGTCAGCGACTACCTCGCTTACGAACGGAAAACACAGGCCGGCCGAGACAACCTCGGGCGGTTCAAAAAACGAAAGGCACCTTATGGTAAGATCAAAATCACAGCACCAAAAAACGAATCATGAAATCGACCGGCGGCTGCTCGAAATGCAGTCACCGAGCGAGATCGTCCGAGTCATGCGAGGCGCGACGCTGAGCAATGTCCACGCACGGGCGCGGCGGCTCGGACTGGCGCTGCATCGCATCACGCCGGCCGAGCGGGACCATCTCGTCTGGTTGCGGAAGGGAGCGAAGAAATGAAACCCCATCGACAACGCATAGCCATCGCGAAAGCGTGTGGCTTCAAATGTAGCGAATACTCAGACGAATTGGCGCAACTTGTCGCGGAGTTCATGCCCGACTACCTCAAAGACCTCAACGCCATCCATGAGGCGGAGAAGGTGCTGAACAACGTCCAGCGAGAGCGGTATCGCACTGAGCTGGTTTACATGCACGCCGGGAGAGATGTGTTTGCAACCTCCGCCCAACGCGCCGAGGCTTTTCTCCGCACAATTGGCAAATGGGAGGATGAAAAATGAACACCTTCATTTTCGGCGACCCGAAGGGACAGCCGAGGGCGCGAGCCTTCGCCCGCAAGATGGGCGCGAAACACGTCGCGCGGATGTATGACAGCGACGTGGCAGACGCGTGGAAGCGGGCGGTAGACCTCGGGATCGAGCGCGAGCTAAAGGCGGCGGCGGGGGCACTCGATCCGGTCGGAGCGTTCGAGTGCAAGCTAACGTTCTTCTTCCGCCGGCCGAAGTCGCATTATGGCAAGGGCGGACACGTGAAGGCGAGCGCGCCGGTCTGCCACGTCTCCAAGCCGGACGCTGACAACTTGGCGAAGCTCGTGCTCGACCGCATCACGCGCGGCGGGCGGATCTGGCGGGACGACTCGCAGGTGGCGAAGTTAAGCGTGCACAAGTTCTGGGCGATCACCGACGCGCGCATCGGCGTTTACCTCAGCGTGGAGCGATTTGAGCCGAGCGGGGCTTGACGCTGGGAGCGGATTGGATAAACAACAAGCAGGCCGTGAAAAGCCTACTGCACGACATGAATCATAGATCAATTTCCCGGCCAGTTTTCGCGAGGCGTTTCGTGCGCCAATTTTCACCGCGAAGGCTGGTCGGGTTTTTTTATTTATGAGCAAGCTACCTTTCCTTCAGTTTTACCCATCGGACTATTTGGTTGATACCCGAGTCCTTTCGCTGTCCGCTCGCGGAGCGTGGGTCGACATCATTTGCGTGCTGCACGCCTCATCGACGCGGGGCACTTCGACTTTGCCGGCGAGAGGCTGGGCCAGAATCATGGGAGCGACCGAAGCCGATTTTCAATCTGCGCTCAGTGAGATCGAAGAAATGAAAGTCGGAGACGTGATACGAGAGTGTAACGGAAATGTAAGTGTTACATGTCGCAGAATGATGAATGAATCTATCACGCGTGAACAGACAAGGTTACGCGTTCAAAACTATCGAAAGAAACACGGTAACAAAGCCGGTAACGAATCAGGTAACGCAGATGTAACGCCCAAGAAGTCAGAAGTCATAAGTCAGAAGTCAGAAGAAGAAGGTAGCGGGGTTGTGACCCCGCCGCCTGCAATTCTTTTCGATGACTTGCTGGACGAACCCGAAAAGCCCAAGAAACAACCCAAACAGACCGACGCGGAATGGCTCGCGGAGCTTGCGACGTCGCCCGCATACTCAGGCATCGACGTCCGGCGCGAGTATTCGAAGATGCAAACGTGGTGCGGCGTAAACCGCAAGATGCCGAGCCGGCGCCGATTCGTCGCATGGCTGAACCGCATCGAAAAACCGATGGACGCTGCGAAAGGAAGCCGAGCACATGAAAGCATCATCGACCGCTCCTGATCCATCGCCCGCGGAGCGCCGGCTGATCGCGGCGTGCATGGCCGGCGGCGTGCAGACCGTGGCAAGCGCAGTCAACCACGGCATCAGCGCCGAGACCTTCGCCGACCCGATGCTCGGGATTATCTGGCAGGCTCTGGTGCAGACCGCGACCGAGGACAAGGACACGCACGTTTTCAAAGTCGGCCGTCGCGCCTTTGGTTCGGCGATCGATGCCGAGAGCATGGGCCAACTGGCGGAGATCGCCGCACTTGAGCCGACATCGATCTTTGCGAAGCAGCTGACGATCGAAGTCATCGACGCGAACAAGCGCCGCAAGGCCGTCACCAAGCTCGGACAGGCTCTGGGCGCCGTCACGCCACGGGAGGGCGGCGAATGGGAAGAGGACTGGTCGGCCGCACGGAAAGCGATCCATGAGGCCGAGCTGGCGGTTTCGATCCAAGGCGCGACCAAGAGCCTTTCGGCCATCGTGGACGAATACATCCACGACGAGATCCACGGCAGGGAGGCCGGGGTCGTCGGGACTGGATTGCCGCATTGCGACGAGTATTTCGGGAAGATCCGAGGCGGCGAGGTTTGCGTGATTGCAGGCAGGCCGGGCGTCGGGAAGACCGCTCTGGCTATTCAGATGGCTGATTCCGTTGTGCGGGGCGGCGGGAAGGCCATGATCGTCTCGCTTGAAATGCAGGCGCGGGATTTGGTCGGCCGGCTCGCGAAGCAACGACTGGGGCGAAGCGCCGGCATCGTGCGAGGCTGCACCGCGGCCGAGTATCAATCGGCTAAGACCTCGTGGATTGCGTCGGCGCAGAAGATGAAAGCGGACGAGAAGCGCCTGCACATCTTCGAGGTGCGTCAGGTCAAGTCGGTCTCGGACATCGAGGACCGGGTGGCGATGCTGAAGGCCGCGGATGCTTTGCCACATGTGGTTGTCATCGACTACCTGCAACTGCTGCACGCCGAGGACTCACGCGCACCACGCGAGCAACAGGTGGCGCTCATGTCGCGCCGGATAAAACTCATGGCGCTGAATTTCAACGTGGCCGTGATTCTGCTCTCGCAGCTTAACCGGGACGCGGAGAAGGACGGCAGCCGGCCGAAGCTCTCGGGTTTGCGCGAGTCAGGCGCCATCGAGCAGGACGCAGATCGGGTCTGGTTGCTCTATCCTGACCCTGACGTGATGGCAGTTCCTGACGCGCCGACGGTGCAGGTCGTCATCGACCAAGCGAAGAACCGAAACGGAGCGGGCGGCATCGCCAAGGTGGTCGAGTTCTTCAAACCCAGCTTTTCATTCCACAAAAAACTATGAGGCTCTACGACGAACAAAATCGGCTGCACGCGGAGGGCGGACCGGCAGTCACCAACCCAGACGGCTCGTGCGTGTGGTATCATCACGGCAAGATTCACCGGCTCGACGGGCCAGCGGTGCGGCTAGTCTTCGCCGACGGGCGCATCGAGGAGCAGTTTTGGATCAACGGCCGCGAGATCGTGGCGCCGCAAATTTAAACTCATGAACAAAACGAAACAAGAAATCGAAGACGAAATGAAAATGTGGCTCAAACTAAGGACCGAGGTGCAACGCAAGGTTCGATCGAGCACGGCAGAACTTGAGACGGTTGAAAATAAACTGAAACAACTACTCCGTGAGCTAGAAAAAGCGCGTTCGTGATTGACTCGCAGCGCAATGCGTCAAAAGCGATAGGCAACACATGACGACACAACAGACACACGACCAAGATCAACGAGAACTTGAGGCGCTGCGCTTCTCTGCACGGGCGGCGCGAGCCATCACTACGCTGGAGATGCAAAGGAAAACGATCACCCGCGAATATGGCGAGCGCATCAAAAAGATTCGGGCGCTGATCCTGATCTTGCAGCAGCGCGAGAGCATCGGTCAGCTCGGCATTGACGGCATCAACGCGGTCGAGATTTCGCCGGAGCTTCGGAAGTTGATCCACAATCCGGTCGGTGACCTGACGTGATTACGGCGACATACGACCGCGCGGCGAACTACGAGGCGTCTTACGACGGCGCTCGGTCGGACGCGGGTCGGCTATCGGCTGAGATCATGGAGCGGCTCGTTGAGCTGCACGAGCTACGCATGACGAGCGCTGCGGACCTATGCCGCCGACTCGGGACGCTGGCGGATCTTTCGCCGACGATGTTCTTGGTGACCTTGCGGCTGGGCTCGGGCGATGTCTCGGCGGTCAGGCAGAGCTTTGGCGAGATGGCGGCCAAGACCGGGCGAACACGTCAGGCGTTGCACTACGAGTGGGCCCACGAGATCGAGCGGGTCAGGCTTGTCTTCCCGGCGCTTGCTCAGCTTATGACCGACTACCGGCAGGCGACGGACGAGGCCGAGCGGCCGGACCGAGAGGCGGCGCCGTGAACTACGTTGAGCAGATCAAAGCCGAGCAGGACCGAGGCCGGATCGGCAAACCGCGGTTCGCAGCCTGCTCTGGATGGCTCGCCAAACGCCGCTGCGTTCGATTTAAGGCGATTTGGCGGCTTTTGAGGGTCAAGACACAGGGGGGGG